CAGTTGCTTCACGCTCTCCGTGAGCGCTCTGTGACTGTAAAATCGCCGATCAACCAGGCATGCCGCAAAGGCGATGCTGAGGAAGATTAGGCTTTCTACTGGAAAGGTAGTGGCGTTACCCATAGTGGAGTACATGTTGAGACTCCTGATCGGGCCGTTCTTTAGCAGTTCGACCTTCTGGGTACGAGTTGAGCGCAGGGCGCGTAACAGGGCTTCGTTGCCCCTAAATACGTTTCCTACGCACAAACAGCTAACCCTGTCAGAGGCTGCCGACAAGTCGATGGTAGCCAATGACCCATCCTTAGACCCACGGAGGCACATTTCCTGGTTTTGTGACTGGTCGCGAAAGCGAATAAAGTCACTCAGCCAAGTGTGCGCCACACGTGTATACATGTAATGCCGTATGTTTTGTTGGCAAAACATGTTTGCACTCGGTTCCGCAGCGATGAGCCGCGGCTTCTGCACGGTCTTAGGGACAGCAATTAAGCGAGAGTGCGGTAGTCCCACACACCTCACTCTATGAGGGGCGTCGCTTGCCCAACACGCGTAGTTACTATATGCAACATCAGCGCTTGGGAACTCGTGTTCCAGTATATCGGGCCAATGCTCGAACCTATAACGGTTCTCGTACTTGCCCTTCTCTGAAACAGCGCCTGGTCCATGCTTAAACCTCCACTGGTCAGACCGATAAGGCCCTAGAGTGGAAGTAACTATGCTAACTATCCTGTCGAGCATAGCTAGGAGGGATTGATCCTCGGACACCTCACGGCGTCTGATCTCTGCTTTCGTAGCAGAGTCTTCGAATGTGGACAGCTGTCCACATTTTCGCAGGTACCACAACTCGGTTGAAAAGCCGCGAAATGGTAATGAAAGATTTCCCTGCGCCGCTTCCTCGGTCCACCACGGACCCGGTTGCGGTAAGAGATCATCAGTCTCACAGAAGCTGCGAACTTCATTGATCGTAGCTTCCGGACTACAGCTGACAGAAGCTTTCTTTGCGCAATAAAGTAGTTGGCGCAAAGCAGAAATAGCTTCAACATTAGCGTCCTCCTTAAGCGTTCCATCTTCGTCGAATATGAGTAGATACAGTCCCCTGAATAACTTAGGGATCGGTGTCCTCTTGGCAAACCGGCGCGAGCCAGGTAAGCCTGAGAGTTTGTACTCACCTTCAGCCAGGCATCTGTCCAGATGCTTGCCCATCGCGGGAAGGTCAACCGTAAACGTTGGAAGACCTCGCTTATCGACGAGATTTCGGAGCCGAACACCATCTCTGGCTAGCTCTTCTCCGATCGTAGGGTGGCTATACTGCACGTCTTTCAACAGTGCGGTGTACAGCCCTGTGTAAAAATCCACGTACCTTTTCACCATTAGGATTACTCCGAAATGGATGTACGGCCCGTGGACACGCCCATGATGTCACACATCAGCCAAGCCTCACGACGAGTGAGGCTCCTAGGCCTTCCGTCAGGAAGACAAAGTTAGGCCGACATGTGTCTCGGTTCTCGGTAGTCGCCGGGTGACCCTTTTTATAATGGACCGTCGTAGGTCCTAGATGCGCTAAAATGCGCAGGGTCCGGCTACAGACTACGAGATGCCTTGCACTAGTGCGTTGGCGATCTCATTGGTGTTCGCGGCTAGGAGGCCATGAACAGCCAGCATATCGTAGATATCAAGATCTCCGGGTTGTTGCTCGGATACTTGATAGTACTTGTACACCTTCTCAGGTGTGGTACCTGTTGCGAACGTGGTTCGTATCAACTCTACGTTATGGCGATCGCGCCCCGTCTTCGTCTTGGTATGACGAACGGTTAAACGCACCTCCCGTTCCGAATCCATGTGAGAATACACGGACGTATATGGAGCGGAATCATCACGGCGCTCAAGGACGATAGTGCCCCCGGCGTGTGGCAAAGACAGCGTGTTAGCGAGCAAATCGGATCTCCTTTTTGAAAGGATGTCAAAGGGAATATCAACGGTCTCCTCTACATTGGACATGGTCACGATGACCAATAGGTTCTACTCGGTATAGCTGAGTGAACCGGGGTTCGCCAGGATGCGAATTGTGTTACGCAACTGACGTATCCGTTTCCCCCCAATGCGCCTCCGCACGACGCGGTTAGGCCCTCTCTGAGCGATCACAGAGGCGAGGATTCCCATCTGCCGGCCACTCAGGACCGGTGTTGTAGAGAGTGGAGATAGAGTACCTACATAGGGTTTAATGTCCTTTCGGGACTTTTCAACCTTCACGAAGGTACCTGGCCTGGATTCGGAAACCCAGGCCGACCTCTGCAGTGTGCGGAACGAGCGGATCAACCGCAAGTGCTGCATGTAGCAGAGACTTTCCAGTTGGAGCAACAGACTATTGTTGGTAAGGGCAAGAACGTCGCCCACTCCCGCAAACCAGTCTGTAAGCCAGCTCCACGGAACGAGCTCCCAGGCGGCCTCGGCTAATGACGGCGACGTCATGCCGAGTGTGAGGTCCCACGCACGTTTGCGCAGGGCAGCCTCATCTTTCGGAATTGTCATCTTCGGGCAAAGTGCCTTCCAACGACTAGTGACCCAAGCCTTTTTAGTGCTAAAGTCACGATATTCCGACTTTAAATCACATGGATATGTCTCGGCCCAAACGTGGACCGGATCACCCATGTGCTCCGCCTTTGGCAACTGGAATCTCCTGTAGATCGATTTACCGTCACGAAGCTTTCGAAGCCAATTCAGGCGCTGGGATGCGCCCTTCTCAAACTTCAAGCACTTCTTTAGGTCGCTCACCATTGGCTTCCACCCGAACTCCCAGGACAAGTGTGTCCCGGCGACTCCTGCTACGGAGCGCCAATTCTTTATGGCGTCGGGTATCGACTTGACGAGCAAAGGAAAGTCCCGCGATTCACCTACAATGGTCGGCAACGAAACAGCCGGCCGGTTAGGGTTAGTCATCGCGACAGCGGTGTCTGCAATTGCTGCGTAGTCATCAGACGTATGCGGTCGTTGCAAATCGCTGATTGGGGGATCGAAGCCTGTGTGCCACAGAGTGGCGGGCCAACCTTCTAACTTTCGCAGAAGGTTGCCGTTGGCGTCGAACTGTTTCCCCGTCAGAAGAGGTGGATAATACTGTGAACGGCGTAGTAGGAATTCATTGTCGTATTCCCAACCGCCAACCCAGTCATCGCACCTCTCGACCCAGCCCATGATACAGTCCTGAACGCGTGTTTTCCCATCAAGGGACCACCAGAAGGTGCCGGAAACTTTCGTAACCGGACGCTCACGGTACCGTGAAATGCGGATTATCTCCGTCATGGGCGGACTCTCCTCAAATCGAACTCTCTTCCTACTTAGTCGGGGTAGCGCAAGCTTTCACCGACGACACGAGCTAGCATCTAACTTTTCAGCCAGAGAGAAGCACGGTGCATCGGCTGCCCCCCCCACCCGGGG